GAAATCGCCAATAAAAGGCCGTCATAGCTTTTTTGCCGGTTTCCGCCCGGATTTGCCTTAGTTTTTTGCGGCTTCCGGTGATAATTTCCCCGGCCCGCCTGATTTTCATGGTAACCCCGACTTCATAAATAATCCGGCTGGGGTCTGATTTTCTGGCTCGATAGGCCACTATGGCCTTTTTAACCAAGCCGGTAAGCTGAGGGGCCCGGTCCCGGGCCCGGTCCCGAATCATCATTGCCGCGGGCTTGACCGCATCGGCCAGGACTTTGCCCTGGATTTCTTTGGGGAGTTGCATTAGGGCCGCCTTGAGTTCAGGTAATCCTTGAATATTAAAGAGTTCAGCCATCAGATTACCTCCCGGCACATAAGCTGCATCTCCCGATGCCTCTCTTCCAGGTCAATTATCGCGTCTATCAAATAAATTCTTTCTCCCCATAAAACCCGCATTTTGGGAGTAATTCCTTCCAAATATCTAATCCGAATCCGGGTCGTTACCTCTGCCTGAATCTGTTTCGAGGCAAAGAATTCTCGCCCCCGTAACGGCTCGATTGCGGCCCAAACCTCGGCGAAAGTTGACCAGGTTTCCGCTGGAGCACCGGTTTCGCTTTGAGTCTCCGTCACCTCCTGAATAATAATCGGGTGCTTGAGTTTGCCAGCCCTCATCCAAACACCCAGACCCGATATTCATCGAGGAGGCCATCCAAAAATTTCAGTTCAGTCAGGGCTTGAGTGATGGCCAGCTCCCGATTTTCATAGAGAACGCCCACCATGACCCTAATCCAATTCAAAATATCTTCCGGGATGCTGCCGCCGTTATCACCATATCCGGCGATAAACGGAATGGTCACCGCATTGATCACCGGATATGTAGTGGGCCAGGTATAGCCATAGGCCGGGGTAACCCGGCCCGGCTCGCTAATCGCATCAACACGGTAAAGGGTGGCCGATAGCGTTTGCTGATCCCCGGCGGAGTCCAGGTAGAGAATGCCCCCCTCCGCCGGCGCCTCATAGGGAATGGATTGCAGAGGGGGACGGGGGATTTTGATTATCTCCGCCGGGAAATTATCCAGGTACAGCTCCCAGGAAGCCGTGATCAACTGTCGGCCAGTTATTTTCTCCGCCTGCAACCGAGCTGCCGAGATCAGGGATGCCAGGAGAAAATCATCCTCATCATCTGTGATCTTGAGGAAGTTTTTAACCTCCTCAATATCCAGGGGCTCGATGGCTGGGGCGGTGATTAATTTCAGGGGCATTTATTTCCTCTTCCCGGCCTTGGCAGGCGGTTTAACTGCCCGCTCCGGGACCTCCAGGGTAGAGATTTCCTTTTCTGGAAGGGATTCCGGTTTAGCCTTCACAGTTTCTACGGCCTTGGCAAACCCCCCGTCAATAAGACTTAGGGCCAAGGAACCCGGAAGGTCATATTCTTGCCCCGACTCCATCGACCCCCCCGGGCCCGCTGCGGTAGTGAGCATTTTAATTTTCATCAGTCCGTCCTTTCTTCTACCAGGAGACGCACCGTCAAATCATCATGGGTAGGGTCAATGGCGGCACTATCGTAAATCCGGATTTTATAACCGGCAGGCAAAACCAGCCGGTCCGGAATGGCCCGATACATCAAACCATTGGTAAATCCGGTTTCCTGGGGATTTCCTGGGGCAAAGACATACTCCCGGGTTAAGGATGCCGCCTGGACGGCCCCGGCTACCGCCTTGCAAACCGGATTATCCGAGGCATCAGTAATAAGCACATCCAGTTGGCGATTCCCCTCAACAGCTGTGCTAACCAAGCTAGCATAAATACTCTTAATCCACCATTGCTCGCCAGTGGTGACCGTGAAGGTCTTATCCGAATCATTCAGGGCGGCATCGGCTTGCAAGACTAGATTTTCATATGGGCCGGTTCTCATAGATCACCGCCTCTAGGAAGTTTTGAGAATGCCCGCGCCTTCCAACGCGGATAGGATAGACACGATGGCGGCCCGAGCTTCGTCATCCACAGTTGCCCCCCCAGAGGGATCGGCGATATGATCGGCCTGCGTGCCATTAGCCTGGATAATACCGCCGGTTTCAATATTGATGATGCCTTCACTGGCGACCACAAATTGATCCCCGCCCTGTTTTCGATATACTTTGGGTTTGTAGGTTATATCAGCCATGATTTTTTCTCCGTTAGTTGCGGCCCCGGGTTGCCCCGGGGCTTACCCACTTAAGGGACGGTTATTTAGGCAGTGCCTTCCTCCGGACTGACATGGGTTTCGCCGGCGCAGCCGGTGCCATGAGTCGGCGGCTTTTTCCGGGAGCCATATTGGATATAATTGGCTCCGGCCACTACCGCGTTTTGAGTGCCCCGATCCACATAGAGGCGCACATAACGCTTGGTAGGTTTAACCAGGTCAATGTAGAAGGTCTCATCATCATCCGAGTCAGCGATGTCCTGGCCGGTTCCTTCCAGGTCAGCGGCATCTCCCAAATTGGATAAATTACCCTGCTGAGCTTTTATGGAAGTCACCGCCCCGGCGGTGATGGTTCCGAACCGAACCACCATCAGAACCCCTTCATATCCCTGCATATCCAGGATGCTGCCGGTAATATCCAATGTGCCGGCAACTCCGACGGTGGGAGTAATAGCCGAAGAAATCTTGGCATATTTGCTCAGATTCATGGTCAATTCCTCCATTTCTGGCCATTAAGCCAAAGTAACCCGCACAAAGGCCTCAGATAGAACCGGCATCCCGTCTAATTCCCGCCGACCGATGAACCCTACTTGGTTGGTGGCGGCAAAGAGCTCCACCAGCCGCTGGAAGGTCATGGTCAGGGCGTCCACGATCCAGAAATTGCTGAAATCGCCCAGGATGCCCACATAAAGGCCTGTGGTGAAGGTGTTGGGCGCATATTCGCTCATAAAGAAAGGCAGGCCCAACAGGATCGGCGGCTCGCCAGCCATCACATTTTCCCGCCAGATGTATTGACCTTCGCCGTCTTTCAATTTGGCAATCTGGGCCAATGCATCCCGATGGAAGAGCCAACGGGCATTCCGCCAATACTGGGGTTTCAGGGTGAACTTGGCCCCGATTAACCCGTCAAAGGCAATGGCCGTCTCTGAATTGCCAGTACTATAATCCCGATCTGTGTCAATGCCATTGGCCGAGGCGGTGAAAAGACCCAGGGGTTGGCTCGCGCCAGTGCCCGTGAAGAAAGCCTTTTCTTCAGAGACGGCGAATTTGTAAGCCAGGCGATCCCGCACCAATACCTCGGGGTCAATGGGAGAAGCCCGCAGGAGTTTGTTGCTCACCTTGATATACTTGGCCAGTGGATGCGGCGTGAGTTCCCGTTTTCCGAAAGCCATGGTGGAATCTTCCGAGCCGATGAGCAGCTCTGAAGTCCAGTCGGCATCCGCCGGGTTGGCGTCCAGGGAGGGCACGCCCATACTGGCCGCCTGCACCACGCTGAATTTGGTGGCCCATTGGCGAACATAAACCAGGTCATCCACCGCCTGAATGAGTTGGGCCACAAATTGCTCCGGCGGCACAATATAACCGCCAGCCGCATCGGTTCCCATGGATAGGGCCCGGGTCTCCTCCGGCGCCATGCCCTGAACCCCACCCAGGATGAAACTGCGTAAGGCCTGAATTTGTGCCTTGGCTCGGTCATCAGTTTTGCCAGATTCGCCGCCCGGCACCTCCCGGCCCGCGGCTACTGTCCCTTGAGAGGCAGCCAGGTGGGTTTCCAGGGTTCTGAGTTCCTGTTCCCGTTTGATTTGGTCATTGAGGGAATTGATTTCTTTGAACATGGCCTCATATTGCACCTGTTCTTCCCCCGTGAAATCCCGGCTTTCGCTCACAACCTTATCGTTCAAGGCCCTGGCGTCGGCCACCAGTTTATTCCGCTTTTCCAGCATTTCTTGAAGGCTCATAAAATGGCTCCTCCTATTTGAATTTCCCTTTGGCGACAGGCCGTGCGCCAGGCCTCAGGTTGTTTTGGTGCCTCTTCCGGTTTTTCCTCCCGGCTTCTGACCGCTACCGTGGTATCGGGGTAAGCCGGGAAAGTAACCGCCGATACTTCAAAAACTTCCACCTCCAGGAGTTCCCGGAGTTGGAATCCATTTTCATCCTTGGTCCAGTTATCTTTTAATGCCTGAAAGCCGAAACTCATTTGGTCCACATCGCCACGGCGAATGCTTTCCAGGGCATCTTGAGCCCATTGAGTTTTGGGCGGGGTGATGTCAATTTTCAACCCGTGGCTATCTTCTGCAAGAATGAGGGTGCTGTTTTTGGTCCGCCCCAGCACCCGCGCGGCGTCATGTTGCCACAGAGCCCGCACATCACCTTCCTTGAGGCTATTGGCAAAAGCCCCGGGGCGGATGATTTCCCGGAAAAACCCGAAAAGCACTTCCGAAGGGGTATCAAAGACCGCGGCATAACCTAAGATACGGGGAGATTGCCCTTCCTCCCGTAACACCCGCAACTCCGAAAGATTAAGATTGCGAGTTTCCCGGCCATCCTGCAGGCTCTTCAGTTCCGGAATATTTTCATAATTGGCGTCTTGGAGGTGGCTTTTGAAATGGTTATAAACCCCTCGCCGGTCCGAATCGGGGATATTCGTTCCCCCCCGGGCCCCATTGAGAACCGCAATTCCGGCAATGCAGCCGCGGATATTGGCTGCTCCGGGTTCGCCGGAATCGGATACCTCGTGATGCACGAATTTATAAGTCCCTTTGATGCCTGGGTCCCCCTGCGGGTCATACCAGGCAAAAATCTTTCCATAATAGCTATGGGGTTGGCCCGATTTGGCCCGGCCTTTCATTAATGGGCCATCCCAGGGCCGGTCGATAGTATCAGTTTTATGAGGGGCAAAGTGGGGCATGACTTTTCTCCTTATTGATTTGCTCCTGGTTCGGTAATTGTCCCGGCTCCGGGAGGTTGCAGCGGGGTCTGGCCTGCATCCATGATGTTTACTGGCTGCCAGAGGTCCTCCGCTTCGGGCCTCCAAGGCAGGTTCTCTTTCTCCCGAGCCTCATTGCGGCTTACGAATCCCCCCATAATGCCTTTATAATGGGCCTCATAGCGCGACCTCAAATCGGCCCGCAATAGGCCGTCCACCAGGTGCTCCACAAAATAAACCCGGCGCTCCGCTGGCGAGAGCAACTTCAGGTTGATTTCCTGCTCAATCCGCACCAGCCAGGGCCTCAAGGTATGCTGCACAAAACGAAGCATTTCTTGTTCCATGCTGGCATAGCTGGCCTTTTCTTGCTCCGCCAGCATGTGTAGGGGGATATTAAAGATTCTGGCGATTTCTTTGACCTGAAATTGCCGGGTGGCCAGCATCTGGGCCGATTCCGGGTCAACCCCGATTTTAATCAGGTCCATACCCTCATCCAAAACTGAGGCCCGGTGCATCTGGTCCAGTCCGGCATTGGCCTCTTGCCAGCCGAGGCCAATGTTTTGTTTGGCCGACGGCGATAGCTTTCCGGGGTGCTTAATAACCACCTTGGTAGTCGTGCCCCCGCTGAAAAACTTAGCCCCGAATTTCTCCGCGGCCATGGCCAAGCCAATGGTTTCTTTTGCCAAGCGGATTGGCGAATAACCGATAAGGCCATCCCCGGATAAACCCCGGAAATGGAGAACTTGGTCTTGCCTAAGAGTAACGGGGCCTCCGGTGGTGGGGGTGTAATCATATAAAAGCTGGTCAATCTGAGGCCGGCGTACCTGCATATTCGCCGGAATTAAGGGCCATAAATTAATAATTTGGCCAGCATTATTGCGTTCGATTTCGGAATAATGATTCCCCCTTAGACAAAGATGACTCATCACCAATTCCTCATAGGTCAGGGAGGACATGAGATGGTTGGGGGCATCGTGCAGAAGCATATAAAGCGGATGGTCAACGGCCCTTTCTTTGTTCCTATCGTTACGCCGGTAAAGGATCAGGGGCAGAGAGGCAACTGATTCAGACAGGATACGCACCGCGGCAAAGATCGTGCTCAAATTCAAGGCGTTCATCTCATTGATAATCATTCCCGTTGAGGAGGAGCCACCGCCGCCAAACCAATCCACCAGCCATTGATTAGGATCGGCCAAGGTAGTCCGCAGCATCCATTTCAGAAATCTCTGCCAGAGATTAGGGCCTTTCATACGGCAAACAGCCTCTCGTTTTCATAGGCACTACTTTTTTGCACTGATTTCATAGCCCGATCCAAAGCCATTATCAGGGCTACCATCCCATCAATCTTGTTTTCCGGGCGTTCCTTCCGGGGGAAAATGTTATCCTTATTATCCAATTTGGCCACCACGTTGCTCATCATCCAGGTCAGAACCGGATCGCCATCATGATGTAGGCGCCCCGATAGCACTAGGGCTTCAAGTTCTTTCATGGCCTCGGAAAAATTCAGGACTATGGGCCGGACTTCCACCACTGGAAAGCCGTCATTGCCAAGTCGCCCGGCAATCTGCGTAGCCTGGAAGGGGTCATAGCCGATGGCCTCAATCTGATAGAGGCTGGCAGCCTCCCGAATATCCTGCTCAATCCGGTCGATGTCGGTGATATTGCCCTCGGTGAGAATCAGCCGGCCTTCCCGGGCCCAACCTGAATATTGAGAGTTTTTGCTTTCTTCAGCGGCCTCTTCCGGTAGGTAGGATTTTAGGAAAGGATAAAAATGACTGGCCCCATCAATTTCCCGCCGGAATAAATAGAGCAGGGCGGCAATATCTATCTTTGAAGCTAGGTCGAGGCCCATCCAGCAGGGTTCTCCTTCAAATTGCTCTATCTCTAGGGTTTTGTCCCGGCATCTACCCCAGGCAAACATATCCATCCAGGCGGTTTCGGAAGAAACCCAGATATTCAGGTGCTTGGTCAGAAAGGTGTTGACGTAAGAAGGGGTCCGCATGGCCTTGGCCGCCTTGCGGGCTAGGTCATCAGGATTAACACTTACCCCGTAATTCGGATTGGCCTTGCGCCAGGAAGCCTCTAGGGTCCAGTCATCCCCTTCATCTAGGGTATAAATCAGGCCAAACATGGCCTCGTCCTGGGCCACCCCTTCTAAAATTTTGATAAGGTTGGCCCGGACCTCATAGCAAATTCCAGAAATATCAGAGCCAGCGGTGGTGATATTCCAGATTAAAGGCTGTGCCCGGGCTCCCACAGAGGTTTCAATAACGTCATAAACTTCTCGGGTCTTGTGGGCATGAAGTTCATCAATAAGGCCCCCTGAAGTCCCTTTCCCTTCCAAAGTTTTTGAGTCTCTGGACAACGGCTGAAATTTCGAGCCGGTATGCTCTTGGAAAATGCTATTGGCTAAGGCTTGAATTCTCAGGGTATTAGCAAAGAGTTGATCTTTACGCACCATCCGCTTGGCGATATTCCAGACTATCTTGGCTTGATCCCGAGTGGTGGCCGCACTGTAAACCTGAGCCCCCGCCTCACCATCCGCGGATAACAGAAACAGGCCCAGGCCGGCTGTCATGGTGCTTTTGGAATTCTTGCGGGGAATTTCTAGATAAACTTCGCGAAACCGCCGAAGGCCGTCCTTGCGATACCAGCCGAAAACCGTGGTATAGATAAAACACTGCCAAGGTTCTAAACGGATTTTCTCATTGCGCTTGGCCCATTCCCCCTCGACATGGGGTAGGCCCTCAACGAATTCGCAGAAATCCGCCGCCTTCTGGGGCCGCCATTCATAAGGCCAGGATTTTTCTTTCCGCCGCCAGCATTCCAGCTCCCTTTCCTGACGCTCACAAGCCAAGCGCACCCATTTGCAGGCCGGTATCTTTCCGGCTAATACACCCCGACGGTAATCGTTTGCCTTGCGAATGTAGGGAGATAGGCTCACTTAGTAAATTTCTCCCAGGGGTTTTTGGGGGGCTTGCTGTTATCCCCAGAGACTCGGCCCCGACTGGCCGGAGTAAGCCCAAATTCAATGGCCAAAAGCCTCTCCTGTTGTGCAAGTTGCAAAAATTGGCGGACTTTATCAGTTTTTGTCGCCTTAGCCATCAATCGGGTCTTGGCCGCAATGATGCAATATTTGGCAAAAAGCTCTACATCAGCCTCGGTCAAAACCTTCCTTTCAAGGAGAACCACGGCTCTTTCCTGCCAAACTTCCTTAGCCTTTTTCGGAAGCCATGATGGGGGGGAACCGCTTGCAAGATCAAATTCCGGCTCATTCGGGTTGAGCCGGTCCGGCCTTGCAGTCCCTTCAAGAAGTTTTAAAGCTGTTGGCTTTCTAAGACTCCCGCCCCTGGGCATTTCCTAAAATCCTTTATTGCCGGTATGCAAATTTAGTCCGCCACCGGTCTTTTGAAAATATCTTTCAAACTTTTTAACTACCCCTTCCGGTCTTACTATTGTGATGAAAGAAACATAGACTTTGCCAGTTGCTTTCATCCCAAAATCTATCATCATTCCCTTTATGAGGGATGATGTGATCTACTACTTGGGCTGGGGTTAGTTTTCCCTCTCTTTGGCATTCGACACAGAGCGGATAGATTCGCAGATAGTTTGCCCGGGCATTTTGCCACCGTTTGCCATAACCCCGCTTGGCAGATGATTGACGGGGGTCATCTATCCTGCGCCCTTGTTTCTTATGAGCCTCGCAATATTTCCCGGACTTGAGGATGGCCGGGCAACCCGGAAATTTACAAGGCGATTTTAGGGATGGACTCATG